GCATTTGCAGCATAAGACACTCCGTAATTGACAGCCATATTCACCCCGGTTGCTAAAAACAATTTAGGATTAGATATAGCGGATGTTACTAGCCCAATTACTGCGGATCCGTTTGTACCAATACCAGTTGCAATACTGCCAACTACCTTGTTAGCGGCACCTGACACAAAATTACCCACGGTAGCTGCGGCTGTAGCTGATAGGCTATTATTAAGTGAAGTAAGATTCGGTATGCCTTGACTTAGACTTCCTAGACTAGGTATGCTAAAGCCACCAGTGTTTACAGTCCCTGAGGTGGATGCAATTGCTGTTGACTTATTAAATAGTGACGGAAATGGTGCGGCGCCTACCATAACAGTATTACTGCTGGCACCGCCGCTGACTCCAGCAAATGGTAATACCTGAGACAATGACGCGTTTATGCCGGCTAAGTCGATTATATCGCTGGGTATGTTGGCTACACCGCCTTTGCCGTCAGTAATCTGTTTTTCAGATCCTTCTACCGCAATGGGACTTCGTGTGTTATCATAATGCAGATCAATAAAGCCACCTACGTTGTCTTTTGTTACATACCCAGTATGATACTTAACTGTCTCAAACTGTACACTCATCTCGTGGCTCAACATATCTGCTGTTCCGCTGTTGTTGTGTTCGCCGTGTTTAAAACTAGTAATAGTAGGATTGATTAGTTCGTACTCGCTGAAGTTTTTCTGAAACAAACTATATATGCGAATAGCTTGTATGTATTGGTATGGTTGATTGCCATTGGCATTATTGTATCCAATCCCAGCCTTGGGCGTATATCCCCAATCATATGCAGGGCGTCCTTGATATTTGTGAGGCGCAGAGTAAGTTGAATCTGCATAGTCTGGATCGCGGAAGAAGAAGCTGTAATAATCATACCAAAAACTTCGTACGTTATCACTTTGATCATCATGAAATGTAATTGTTACCGGATCGTAACTAATTTTATTTTGTACAATGTTTTTACGATTATATGCATTGTGTACTTTTGTATCAATAGTGTACTTGGGTAAGTTTACGCTCTTGACAATCATACCTAATTCTTGTGCAGATAGATTACTGATGTTAGTAATTAATGGATTAAAGTCGAATTCAACATAGAATAAGAACCCGTACTTGGGACTTAACCGAAAGTTGTCATCGGTAAAAATACGAGCGGCGTGTCGATAATCACGTACAACCGTGGAACCTGCAGGTTTTAAAAGAGGATTAGCCATATACAATATTTAGCCCATAAAAAAACCTGGGTTTTAATCCAGGTTTCTTTGTAGCGTTTGCTAATTAATTTACAGAGTCGCCCATGGTTTGAGTCTTAACTGAGGTTCCAACACCGCCACCAATTGTTTGCATAGCGTTATCAAACTTAATATTACATGCTATTTGCACAGGGTCGCTGCTGTTGTATGCCATGTCGCCGTAATCAACTGAGCTTAGGAAACAACCTTCTAATTTCCACTGCTCAAGGATAGTAGGAGTAGTCTGACCATTGCCGCCATCTAGTATATCAAATTCCATAGTGAACTTGTAGTTAATACCGCTCGGTGCACTTGCCTGCTCCAAGAAGTCAAACTGCTTCTGAATTTGTTCACCAACTAATTTAGATACCGCACCAGTTGCATCATCGCGGAAGTTAACAGTAGTTTCTTGCCACTCTGGTTTGCCTTGCAAGAAAACTTTCGAGTTGTAAACATCAATCGTAATTGGGTTAAAGTTTACATTCGGACGCTTGATGTCAACGACTTGCTTGGTCAACTCTGTAGTTGTGTTTGATACACCAAAATTAATAAATGTCGCTCTAAAACGATATTTTAACTTCGGCATCAACAAACCCTGTGAAGGGTTGTCTGTTGTTAGTGGTACTGTAAATTTGCTTAAACTTGCGACGGCCATATATTATTCTCCTGTACTTGTATTTACCATTAAGACGATGTGACTTGTAGGCCAGCAATTGCGCCTGGGTTAAACAGTGCAATTGGGATATAGATAAATTCTACATCACGCATCGGCTCAATTGCAACATCCACATATAGCTGGTTATTAGCAATAGTGCTTGGTGTATTGTTGCTTGTATCGCAAATTACTAAGAAGTCATAAATGCCGCGTTTGCTCAACACATCATGCAATGCACTCTCAATTTGACTTGCAATTGACTTTCTTGTCATTGTGTCATTTGGTTCAAATAAGTAGCCATTGGATACCGACTTGAAGATTGTTCGTAGATAGTTCTCTAAACGAACAACGTTAACTCTATCACGCGAGGTCGAGCTGCCAGATCGGGTCTTCTCACCCCAAACTACAATACCCACACCAGGTAACTGTGTAATTGGGTTAATTGCAAGAGTATATAAAGCATCACGTAGACCTTGGTTAACACCATTGTGGATAAAGCGACCTGATGATTTGTCAATGTATCCAATGTCGTTTAGGTTGCTGACTAGGCCGCGATGGACGCCGGCTGGGGCAAACCAAGGATAAGCAACATTATCGTTATACAGGAATGTACGCAATGCGGCATGACTTGCAGGAACTGCTACAATATTTCCCGACAGGTCATTTGTTAATCCAGATGGATAGTACAATGCTGTATATGTATCACTTGATGTGTTACTAGGCAAGCCGTCACCATCTGTATTATTAACCCAATTGCTAATTGCAACTGCATTTGGAACCAAGGTCATTGGTGTATCACCGATGATAAAACCAGTGTTGCTACGATCATTATTCAATGTGATTAAGTTTGATGTTAGCTCAAAATAACCCGGGCAAGCTAGCAAGTTAAAGCTGTAAATATCTTCGCGAGCTTCTAAGTTACTATCTAATGCGCTTTGCATAGCGGAGACAATTAGTGAACGTTGAGCATGAGAGCCGGCTTGCATGACCCCTTTACTATCTAACCCACTTGCCGATACCCATGCATCAGCTACTTGCGGTAATGCTACATTTGGGAAACTTGTTTCGTTAAAATAGTTGCTAACAAAACGCTTAACGTTATATCCGCTGCGGCGTGTGTTAAACAACAATGTACCACGTGGGTATAACAACGCATTTGGTGCATCTAGATCAACATTATTAACTGTTAGCAGAGATGCCGTAGATGGCAATGCAGCCGAAATCACGTCAGTTGTGCCGTCAGCATCCCATCGGGCATCAGCAAACACAATTCCGTTGGCGCCAACGTGATCTGTATTGTCAATTGATGTCCAAGCTGCTGTGCCTGCATTGTAACGATACATTGATGGATAGTTAACTAGATCGCTAGTATCTAACCATAAATCGCCGCTAACCAATGCAGTATTACCACTTGACTGCGATGTAGGAGGAGTGCCGGCACTCATAATAACACCATTAGCATCTGTACCAGTTAAATTAAAACCACGTGCATCGCTTGCAACTGTTTTATAACCTTTCCATGCGCCATTGTCATTGATTAGAATATCAACTTCAGTAGCATTGCTGTAATACCAATATGTACCAGTTGCTGGGGCAACATACGGAGCACTAGCTTGGTAGTTAATTACGCTAGTAATTGTGGACCAGTTATTAATAACTACTACTCCAGATATTGCATTAACAACAAAACCTGATCCGACCGAATCTACAAATTCAGCGTCTGAAATTGGTGTTCCTTGGCCGCTTACCGGGGTTAACAAAATCTGGCCACCGGAAGTATGGGTAATAGTGATGCTTGTTTGCGAACCGCTCAGAGTATTAACTTGAGCTGTCAAGTAAGGGATATCTTCTGCTAGTAAATCAGACACAAATGATTCTGATGTTACACCAGTTAATGTAACTGTATACACAGTTGATCCGGATGAGCCCGGCATCGTAATTGCTACCTGAAACTGATCAGATATTGTAAATGGGCTACCAGTTATTGGGCCACTTGTTGCAATCGCCGACACCGCAGCAACGTGCTCTGCGATTTTCAATGAGTTTGCAGTGTAATCACCAACTATATTTAATGCAATAGTTTGTTGGTCAGCAATATTGACGCCACCACCTGCTGGGTCCAACGAGTAAATCGCAGTACTAACAGCAGAATACATCGGCGTAGCTGCTGGTACCCATGTATTTGTTGCTGTTTCAAATCGGCGCAACACTGGATCCCATCCTGCACCGATTGAACTAGTTTTCCAGAATATGCTGCCCGATGGTCGTTCAACTGCCTCAAGAGTGTTATTGCCAGACAAGAATCTACCACCAGTTGGTACTTGTGTATATGATCCGTATCCTAATTTAGGAGATAGATAGTCACGGCCAACAGCAATACCAACTGCGGTTGCTGCACTGGCACCAGCAGTCATACTACCAACTGTTGCAGTGTAGGTAATAGAGGTTAGCGTAATTTTGCCGTCAGCTGTGGTAGCAGTACCACCGCTTTTAGCAGCACTTGTAACAAACAACATCAATGCTCCGGTAGAGGTAGATGCAGCATAAACTCCGTCAGTATTCATTGCTACGTTAATAGCATTAACAAACGCAGCTAAGGTCGATCCAACATTCACAATAGGAGAGTAATTAGCAAATGTAATTGTTAAGTTAGCAGCAGTGGCGGCCGGAATGGTTGCGCTGCCAGTTACTATCGGCACAGCCGTCTGCCATGCAGCCGACCCAACTTGGAGCCAGGTATTGGTTAGACTCGCAGACGGCGCACCAAGTGAGTATGCATCTGCCTTGTAAAATAAACGAATAACGTCTGGCGTAGTACCATCTGCGTTAACCATTACTAATGCATAACTGCCAACAGTACCAACACTCTTAATTGGGCTTGGACCGTTTACTGTAGTAGCAGTAGTTGATAAATCAGTTGTTTCAACTTGGTTAGCGTCCGTTATAATCGTCGGAGTAACATTACTTAACGAAAAGTCTGGTTGCAGTTCATATATACCAAATTGTGTATTCACAGTGTCCAACCAATATGTATTATTAGTAGGATTGCTAAACGGACGTACTGCGGTACCTGCTAATTGTGCAAGATCAATATCGGCGCGGATAGCGTACAGTTGGTTTCCTAGCCCTAGTGAACTATATGCAGTCATTAGTCCGTATTCGTTGCGTTCGTCACCGTGAATCGGAGTTCCTGCAGAGCTAAGTTGGAAAGTTGGTGTCCCCATTGATGTTACCAAGTCACGTTGACTTGTAAAGGACATTAATTTGCCAGCGTTTGCCTTACTAGTACCAGTTGCAGCAGCACCATTATATGTTTTGTCTTGTGCCGTTGCTAATACTATTAGTGGAACAGAACCTATGTTGCTGTTGACATATTGACTTTGATCGGAGATGGAAATTTCAATTCCTGGAGAGACTAATGCCATGGTTATTATCCTTTAAATTGCATATTACTGTTATTTATATTTTTATTACAAAACACAGTGTCTACAGAAGCCTTTGGAAAGGTTTATGCGTGTTTGGTAATATAAATACATTATGCACATAAAAGGAACAAGAGAACTATGCCCAGTATGTCACGCTAACCTGGTGGCCATTAACTATGTCCGTAATGAAGTTTATCATTACAGGAAATCTTGTACTAGCTGTATCCGTAAAGGACGAAAACTGAAGCCTATTCCATTGGCATGGGTTAAAGCTGGCTATAAGAAAGCCGAGAAGTGTGAGAAATGTGGGTTTAAGGCTAAACACACCGAACAGCTTAGTGTGTTCTACACAGATGGAAATCTAAAGAACACCAATTGGCTTAATTTAAAGACTGTATGCTTAAACTGTGCCCTAGAGATTAATAAGAGCAAGTTACCGTGGAAGCCTAGCCCTCTTATACCAGATTTTTAATCTGCGAATACAATTCCTCAATGCTGCCATTGTTATCAATTATATTATCAAATAAGGTACCAGCCCATGCAGTCTCACTGGCATGAATCTTATATGCTGCTAACTGTTCTACATACTGAGCGACTCCGGCATTTGCGTAACTAGCAATATCGTACCATTCGGGCAGTTTACCACGTTGCACCCAAACTACTTTGCCCCCTGCATTTCTAATAGATTTAATTTCGTTAGGAAATCGGCAGTCGCTGATTACAATGTTATCTTTGCTGTTACGCATTTTGTTTTCTACGCTTGCAATCCAGATATCATCGTGAAATCCCCTACGACAAACTTCAGTGCCCCATAGCTGCAATATTAGTCGAGGAGTTAAGTGTGGCATGCCGAGACGATTAGCCCACCAAGGGTCAACTTGTTCCCGCCATTCACGGGCTTGCTTGGTGCGGCCTTCTAGTAGTTCGCGGTCCCAATCAAATACCGATGCTACTGCATCTTTAAGAGTGGAAGCAAATGAATCTCTACGAAACTCGTGAAAGTTAGTCAAGTAGTCAGCAACTGTATCTTTGCCCGAGCCGATCAGGCCGCATATGCCAATAATTGTAGTCATTCACTATTATACATAGTGTGTGCAACAATTGCAATAGCTTAGAATTATAATTTAACCAGTTACCCACGTCATTGGTTGGCCGCCGTCAACATAATCCTTTAACTCTTGCTCTAGCTTATCCATTTCAGCCAATGCTTCTTGTTTTAGAGCATCACCATTTAGGGTTGCGCCACCCTGTGGTCCGGCAATAGCACTAAACTTACTACGTGCTTCACCAATGATACGTTTAGAGAAGCTATATGCATACTCTTGTAACCACGGGAATGCATAGGTATCGTTGAACAACATTTGATCCGGTTTAGTATTGTATACCCATAGTAAAACCGATTCCTGTTGCTCTAGGTCAGGGTTGCCACCTTGGAATGGCATTTTGCGATTAATAACTAACTTCTTAGTAGTTGGGTTAAATGTATAAACAATGTAGCCACCAAACATCTTCATTGTTAATTTTTGATAGTCAACAAATAGTTCGTAATTAGTAAGGCCACCAACTCGACCTGCCACTAGCATGTAAGTGTTTAAAAATCCACTTGAGAATGGCTCAAACTGATTAGTTGAGGTGCTACCAATGCCGCGACGATAGCAGGCTCTAATAGTCTGAATCTCTTTTGGCATGATGTATTCTTGTGTTTCTGGCAGTAGTTTTAAGCTGATGTAGCTTTCCTCGACTGCATTTTGCGAACGCTGACGGTATTTAATCAATGCTTGATTAATACTCATTTCGTAATGTTCTTTTTCTAGCTCAACGTCCACGATGCCATCACCCAGGCGCATACGAATATAATCAGTTATAGCTGCACGTAAACTATTATTAGTGCTGCCATATTCCCAATTTGGATCTGTTATCCCAGATTGCAATACATCTGGCGTCCCGGGGAATGCAATATGAGCACCCACTTGGCGGCCTTCGGTCTGATCGTATAGGCTTTTAGCATCGGCATTATTGTTGGCGTTAAGGCCTGTTTCGGCTGTAATTTGCCCTGGGTATGGTGTAGACATTGTTCTTTTCCTATGTACAGTATTTATAACTGTACAAGGAGAAGACTACTTACAATACTTTAAGTAGCACAATATCAGTTCCGATACGCCCATTTAGCAATGTTTCCGTTGCCTTGATGTCATCTAGGAACTTACGTAACTGAATCTTACCTGCTTTAGCAAACTCTGCTAATTTCTCAGCTGGCTTACGCAATGTTTTACTGGTACTCTTAACTGTATCAAAGTTAATAATGCTAGTACCTTTTACACTTAGGCTTTGATGTGCTTCTGCAACATACTTGCCTAACTTGCGTGTCTTGGAGTTATAAACCCAGAGTTCTTGTGAATCAAGAATTGTTGCCGGGTTAATGCTAACCAGTTTAAGCACCTTGTCATCTTTTGCGTACTTGAGCTTGGCAATCAATTTCTCTTTGCTTGGTGCTTTTTTAACACGAGCTTTTTTCGTGGCTTTTTTCACGCCACGATACTGCTCAACTGCTGCTAACAAGTCGGTGATCCACGCAACCATACGCTTCAAGTCAGACAGTTTGAAGTTGCTATAACCTTCTTTCAGTTGTGCATCTTCTTTGCCTTGTGCTGCAACTAACTCTTCTTTGCGCTTGCTGTACAATGCTTCGTACTTGCCAAGTTGGCTTTGCACTACATTGTTAGACACCAAGTACTCATACAGTTTTGCAGGATTCTTCACGCCCATTGCAATGTCATCAAAGATACCTTCAAGTTCGCCAATGATCTCGCTTGTCTTTTCATTCAGACGGTCTTGGATGTTAGGAACGTATGCTTTGGATTGTACTGCTGCTTCATCTTCAGGATCGGGCTCCGCTTTTGTGATAACACTAGACACCGAGTCGATGATAAACTCGATATGGCGGCCACGGAATGGCATACCATTTTTATGTGCCATAATCAAGCTGCATACTGTCATTGGTAATAGCTTGTCGCCGGCGCGGTTAAACGCTTTCACTTCTGCCGGATCAAGTTTACTGTTCTTTTGCAGCCAATCAATTACATACTTCTTACAATCTTTTTGACTGTAATAGTAATTGTAATAGTAGAAGCTTTTACGCAGGCGGCTGTCAAATTGTTCGTTATCCCAGTCGGCTGCTTCAGTTGGCCACTCGGGCTCGCTACCGGTATATTTTTCATCAGCAAATGCAATACGTGTGATACGTGGCGCTTTGTTCTTGATCTTAATTCCAACTACTGTAGCCATAATATTTCCTTAGTAACAATTATCTTTTTGTTGCGCCAATTCGGCTTGACTTATTCCAGTCGTATGCGATCCCGTCTGGGCACATACCATCCACAATCGAATCTACACCAAACATACCGCACACTTCAAAATCATTCGGTCCCAATATGGTAACAAATGTTTCTGTTGTTTTAGCATATTCCATTGCAGCATCTAAGGTCTCAAAACCATTAAGCTGATAGGCACCATTTATAATTTTATACATACCAAATCTCCGCAAAGCCTTCTGCTTCAGTTGGCTCTTCCCAATTCTCGATTAGTAAATTTACTACGCTGGCGGGAATGTCTTTGCCGGGTCGTGATGCTAGGCGGCGCTCTAACTCTGCCTTTTTGGGAGTGCAAAACACTACTGCAATGGCTTTATACTCAGACAACATTACTAATTTCTTACGCCTAGATGCCACTGTGGTACTTGTTTGGTCCCAGATGATATCCATGTTGAGTTCTTTTGCGAGCTTAACTTGCCCTGCCATCAAGTCTACTGCGGTAGGCATGTAGTCTTTAAATACTTCAGTGTAAGTTTTGCCCTGCTGTTTAGCTTCATACTCTACCCACATATCAGTGGATGCATATGCACAATCATTTATCCAGTCCTGGGACTCAGCCCAAGTACTTTTACCACTACCGGGTATTCCCACCAATACATACAGGGTTCTTTGTGTCATAGCTGTATTATAGCATTAAATGCCATTATGCGTCAAGTTAGTACGAAAGTGCTGCCATTAAGTGCCATTCTTCAAATGTTTTAATAGCATTGTTGTACTGTCTAAGTAATTCCGTGTACAATGGTGTTATTTTACCCGACCGCCTGCAATAAACCATTTCTTTATCAAGGCTGTTCCACATGTATGCTGCATTATCGTAAAATCGCCTGAGTTGGCCGCGAGCAGTATGATTAGTTACTGCTAGTAGGTATTTACTACAAACACTCAATCTGTCATACTGTGTGGTGTGATTTGCTTGCATAGCTGTATTATACGATAAAATGGATTAAAAGTCAAACCCATAAATACTACATTAAGGAATAAGTATGGCGCGACTCTCACTTTGGCAGGACGGCAAACACAGTAACGATTATAAGTTTATGGATCGTCGCATCAGTGAGATGTTTACAATTGGCGGGACTGGCGTTTTACTAAACAAATATTTAGGTGTACCAACTTCAACTACACCAACCACGGATCTAACACAACCTAGTTACTTAAATCAAAGTGAACAAAATATCCAAGACTTGCTATGGTTAGAGAATCGTGACCGCAAGTATGATCACGATGTGTACAAGATGCGTGGTATATATCAACGTGCAGACCAGGACTTTGATTTAAGCCAGTTTGGGTTGTTCTTACAGACTGGCACTATTTTTATGGTGTTTCATTTGCGTGATATGGTTGATATGGTAGGCCGCAAGCTGATGGCTGGTGATGTACTCGAACTACAGCACTTAAAAGATTACGATTCCCTTGACCAAGATGTACCTGCTGCATTAAAGAGATACTATTCAGTTGGTGATGCATCGTTTGCCAGCGAAGGCTTTAGCCCAACTTGGTGGCCGCATCTATGGCGGGTTAAATTAAATCCACTAGTGGACAGTCAAGAGTTTAAGGACATACTGGACAATATCAAAGCAGGTGACAGCACTGACACTCCAGTGGGACAGATTCTCAGTACACTAGACAAATATCAAGATATAAACTCTGCTATTGTTGCTCAAGCAGAGATAGATGTTCCTAAATCTGGCTACAGTACTGCGCCATTGTATACTATGCCATATGATAGTGCAGGGTATCCAGTTGGGCCACCACTCACTGTTGATAGTTTAAGCATAGAAGCAGATAACTTAACACCAACCGCAGATGCAGGCGCAAGTAGTCCGGATTATAAGATCCAAGGGTATTTAACCGGCGACGGTGTTGCACCCAATGGGTTAGTAACTGGTGCAGGGCAATCGTTCCCTGGAGATGCTTCAACCGGCGATTATTATCTACGATTAGACTACTTGCCTAATAGATTATTCAGATACGATGGACATTACTGGCGCAAGATTGAAGACAATGTTCGTACTAATGTAACTCCGGGCATAGATAATTTAACCCAGCGTATGGGTTATGTAAATAACAATACAACATATGTTGATGGTACTGGCACTACCCATAACGAGATTCAACCGCTAAGTAAAGCATTGACTCCGAAAGCAGATAATTAAATGGCAGCAATTCCTTTTCACTACGATGGGCAAATACGTAGGTTCGTTACACAATTTATTAGAATGGTGTCAAACTTCCAAGTGGAGTTTGGCAATGCAGATAATCATACATTGCAGACTGTTCCGGTGTACTATGGAGATGTCAGCAGACAAGCTGCAATGATTCTTCGTAATAACAGCGAGAACTCATTAAATGCAGTACCAGCTATGGCGGCATATATCTCGGCGTTGACGTACGATCGTGATAGGATGCAAAACCCATACTTTGAGGGGTCGATTCGCGTCAGAGAACGCGTTTATGACGCCGGTTCTCAGTCATATCAGAACAGTCAGGACGGTATGTACACCGTGGAGCGGCTAATGCCTGCACCGTACAAAATAACTATGAAGTTAGACATCTGGACTAGTAATACCAATCAAAAACATCAATTGATTGAGCAGATGACACCTTTGTTTAACCCAGGTTTAGAGATACAGAGTTCAGACAATTTTGTGGACTGGTCTAGTCTCAGTGTAGTTCACTTAACTGACGTTACCTATACTAGTAGATCTATTCCGTCGGGCAGTGATGAGAGCATCGACATTGCTACATTAACTTTCGAAATGCCAATTTGGATTACATTGCCTGCTAAAGTTAAGAAAATGGGCGTTGTTGCACAGATTATTGCCAGCATATATGATGCTCAGGGCGACCTAAGTCCAGACTTCATTGGATCTACATCAGGATTAATGAGCAAGCAAAGATTTACCCCACTGAACTATCAACTTACATACTTAGGCAATGTACTAACCTTGTACAAAGACAATGCTACTGATAGCGGTACCACTGTGCATGGTACAAAACTTCGGTGGAGAGATTTGATTAACTTGTATGGTAGCGATATAAATGTGGTCAATGGCATTAGTCAAGTAAGGCTAGCATTTATGCATACAACTGGGCCATCTGAAATTGTTGGTACTATTGCGTATAACCCAACAGACGATACTCAATTATTATTTACGCCATTTAATGAAACATTGCCTGCTAATACTCTTGACGCAGTGGATGCTATTATCGATCCATGGACTGTGACCGTTGATAGCAGTATCCTTAGTCCTGCAGTGGGCACACGATATCTAATATTAAACCCAATCGGACAAGTCGGCAGCGAATCTGCACCAGCGTGGGCAGGTACTAATCCAGCACAGCACTTAATCGCTAATGCAAACGATATCATCGAATGGAATGGTAGTTATTGGACTGTTGCATTCGATAGCAGAGAAGCCACGGTGCAATATGTAGCAAACCTAAACACTACTATCCAATACAAATGGACTGGCGAGAATTGGGTTAAGAGCTATGAAGGATTTTATCACGCAGGCGAATGGAGCTTGGTTTTATAATATGTCAGATACCCCATTAGAAGGATGCGGCGCATTAATATACGCTCGATCAAGTAATCGCTATCTTTTCTTATTACGCAACAAAAGTAAATATGCAGGCTCGTGGGGGATTGCAGGCGGCAAAATTGAATCTGGCGAAACTGTTATACAAGGGTTGGTACGAGAGATACAAGAAGAAATCGGCGTGGACTACACTAATCGTAAATTCATTCCACTAGAAACATTCACCGCAGATAATCATAAGTTTATTTACTACACGTTTGTAGTAGCAACCGACAATGAGTTTATACCAAAGCTAAACGACGAGCATCGCGGCTACTGCTGGGTTGAGCTTAATGATCACCCCAGACCCTTGCACCCAGGTCTGTGGCGAAGTTTTAATTTTGATATTATTAAGAAAAAAATTAAAACTTTAGAGTCTATTTTACGTTAGCCGATATCAGCTTCGTTAATAAAGTCTCTAACACTAATTTGTCTAAAATTTGGTAGCGGGCCCAATGATTCGGGCGTCCAATATTCTTTAGTGGGCATAACGCGAATAAACTCAACATCATCATATGTTGCTACAATCATTGCCAATGTTAAGTCCCATAATGCGCCACTTTGGCCAGTCGGGGAGACTGGGTATCCATTGGTATGCTTGTATACGTTATTTAATTGCCCTGCTGCATCGTAACTGTCAAAACCCATCATAAAGATTTTCTTGTGGCCATCGAAGCAAGCCAGGTACACAGCTAGACTGCCAGCATCATAATGTAAGTTTTGCGGAATAAGATAATACTTACCCGGATGTGCTAGCAACTGTTCTGCGTTCGAATATACTATACGATCTGCTAAGTATCCGGATTCTGCAATTTCAGTTGCAATATCTGCACCCGTGACAACTAAGAAGTCTGGTTCAAAATCTCTGTAAAGTGCATTGCAACCGTAGCTTTGTAATTTATCAGCTGCAAGGAGGCCACCTTTATGATTGGCAATAAAGGATAGATCAAATGCTGTTCTACTCTCGCCATTGCCGATAACAACAGCTTGTTTAGTAGAATATGAATTGTTAACTCTATTAGGAATAAATTCCGTAGTAGGTGACCATTCTGTGCCGCCAAGTCTGAGTTCTGTGACGACTTGCTCGCCATTGTATGTTTCGCGATATATTTGTTTTAATTTTTGCATGTTTAAAATCTTTCTATGACCATTTTTATGGTCTCAATGATATTTATCTGACCTAAGGCTGAAGTAGTATCTCCGCGTATTAAGAGTCTGTTTCTACGTAAATACTATGCACGTTAAACCCCATTGCAGTGCTGGTTCCACCTGCGCTAGCCCACATATAAGGGTTTAGTGCCATTGTAGTCGCAGGTATATTGGTAGCGGCGCTAACAGAAGTTGCAAATGATGCGCCTGTGCCGACGTCGGTCACTTGAATATTAATTGTACTACCAAAAGGCGGACAAAAAATAGCTATCTCAAATATGGTACTTTCTACTGCACGATTTAAAGTAATACCTGTATTAATTTGTGTTAGTACCGTCCCTGCACAATAAATCTGAAGTGTGGTACTAGCGGATTCCCACCCCATTCCAATTGCATTAGTTAATGTTGTCGGGGATACATCAGTTGCCGCAACTATAGAATTTCGAAGACCAGCAAAGGCTCTTAGAGTTGTAACAACCGGAACAGATACTGCTGACCCTATTGACCATCTTGCAATATAGGTAAATCCGCCCAGGCCGGCTGCATTACCTCGCCAAAATTGAGTTGCGCCCCCTCTAAATCCTGCTACCGATGTAGTAGCTGCCGCAGCTCTAGCGTTTACCCTAATAGTACTTGTCGCTAGGGTAGTTGCAGCCCAAGTCGATGCGGTAGCAGTACCTGTTGATACTACAGTAATTCCCACGCTTGAAGTGAGAAGGGCGCTACCGATACTAGGATTAAACCATGCAATTTTATTTCTACCTAGTAGTGGTTGGATAGTAGTGTCCAGTCCGCTCGGCCCAACAAACGCAGGCATAATACGTCCTGCAATATTGCGCCCCATTAACTTAACTGTATTTGCAGGCGGAGCGACAGGGATATCCTCTACCAGGAGTGTTAGGTCACCATTGTCAATGATAACATTAGGTGCAGCAGCAATAATTCCAGCTGAGTTATATTGTATTTGGCCTGTGGTACCTGTTGCTGATGGTCTCCATGCTGCGCCATTGGCCCAAAACACACTGTTTGTAGTGATTAGGTTACCAGTTACATTGCCGACGGCATTGATGTTAGTTGCGGCGATTGTTCCATTAACCTGCAATGCCCCTGTGTTATTATCTACACCGGTCCCGATTAAGACGTTACCAGCATATTGAGCAATTTTAACTAAACCGGTATCTAAGACCTCAATGCTAGGCATGCCGGATATATCATTCACAGAGAAGATTGTACCTGTTAGATCGTTAGTAATAGAAAATAACTGCCCAGAAGAGCCTTCAAATGACAATGTACCTTGGTTGCCGGGATAAACTTGCAGCGTAATATTACTCGGACCTACTGACACATTGGCAGCGGAGAATACAATATTTGGGTTTGCTGCTTGGCCAGAGTTTGGGGTAATTAAAATATTTTTATCTGAATTTGCCATTTTTATTCCTAATAGACTGTGTATGCTTACACATATTAAATACCGTAACGGCTTCGGCAAGCATTAAAATTTTGCTGCACTTCTGCTGCGCTCAATACACGGTTGTATATCTTTGCAGAATTAATTTTACCATTGGCATAATTGCCGCCGGAACTATATGTTGCGCCAATTCGCACAGTACCAGTGCCTGTGTATAGAGCAGGAGCTTGCAACGGAGTATCGGATACTAACACTCCATTGCGGTATAGTTGCTTAGTAAACGGAGATGTACTCTTGTAGGTAAACACATAATGATACCAGGTATTTGGGGATGTTACTATTGAGTAGTCGGTATCATTGGCCCACATCCCAAATCGGATATTGGTCGATGAATTATGCCAAATGTGTAAAGCTGCTCCGCTATCACCGGCAGTGCCTTGCCCCAAGAACGCAAATCCATTAACTACTGAATGATTGGCCCAGCACTCATATGTCCAATCTTGCTGTAGATTTATTGTCGAACTATTAACCGAGCTAGAGCTGCCGTTGAAACTGAAAGATCTATCACTATTATATACCAGGCCAGATGCAGTAAGGGTATTGATGTTGGTTAGATCGTTAATCGACTCTGTGTTAGATCGAGTGCCATTAACATATGGTGTTGCAAATTGATTTTTTTCTACTTGAATTAAATCGATATATATATTCTTGCCATTGACTACTGGATAAAAGAAATAATAGCAGGTGCAGGCTGCAACTGTTGCAGCACCTGCTTTGGCATATAGAAATTCCCAACCGTTGCCAGTGTGATAATTATACGTTAGCCCACCTTCAACATACCAGTTGTACGGGGCGCCGCCGGCATATTCCATGTACAAATACGCACCCGGGACAGTCGAATAGACCCAAGCCGACGCAGTACAATAATCTCCTAAGTTTAGCGGAATATAGTGATATATTCTGCCATTGCCATCTACTCCCTTATTGACCAGTAGTGACTTCGTTCCACTGTATGCAATATTGCCCGACACACCCATTGAATTCCCGGTCCCCAATTGGTTATCAAATCCTGCATTACTACCTAACGGATATGATTCAAATGTTGTGTCAAAATCAGCTGCAATAATATTTTGAGTGGGTGCTCCTGCCCATGACTTTTGAGTATTATGCATATCATAATACATTATTAACCCATTGGTAACTACAGACGGAGAATAGATTAGGCTCATACGCCCATCACTTTTGCATTTTTTAAAATTTCATATACAGGAAGAGTTCTATTATATATCCTGACATTATAGATGTTACCAGTGAAAGCAGTAGCAGGAGGTGATAGTTTACCGCCGCCGATGGAGAAGGTTGTAGCCAAAGGTGGTTGTAGAGATGGTACGTACTGTGCTCCAATTAATACTCCATTGAGATAAAGTGTCAATTGGGTGTTGTGGTAAGTGACAACAATATTTTTACGCTGATTTAGCATCGAAGTTACTGTGAAATTATAATATTGTAGCGTTTCACCTCCGGTTGTTCGTTTTACAAATGTAACTGTTGTATCATTTGAGAGTTGAAGTGCATAGTTATAGGTTCCGGCGTTCCCACACTCTAAAATCATATTTCTTAGATCATAGTAGCCAGTGGGTTGATATGCAGTAATACGCACTGTAGCATCTAATGTAAAATTATTAGTAAAAGACAAATTACCATTGTTTATTACCGAAACATAGTCATTAAACCCTTCGAATACTATACTGTCAGTAGAGAATGTAGGCCCATCGATTAGTGTAGCGTTATTGCCTTTTCCGCTTAAATCAGACCAGACGGTGCCAGTGCCAGGATAGCTCAGAATATTCGATGCATCTAGATGTAAAACAGTTCCGTATGTAGATACGCCATATACAAATGGTCCAGAGTGAGTTGCCATTATTTAATCTCCACTTCCATGTCGGCGATGTCTTTGCGAATTGCAGTGAATGACCAATAGAATTTATATTCAGTAGTGTCAGCGGGACTTATATCACATTTGACTGTGAATTCATCATCATCGATATTTATATCCTCAATCCAAATAACTTTACCATGCTTGATGTTAGTTATTTGAACTTGTGATCCATCTTGTCTACATAGTCCGTGTATATAATCAGGTAGTTTTACAACACAAATGCCATTGATTAATATTGCATCACCTGTTAATCTAACCCCGTGATATGGTGATTCGAGAGACCCATATCGCAATTGCATACCGGGCTTAGTCGGATGCGGGATTAAAAAAGATTTAGTTGCGGCTGAGAATGTCCCTGCGATTTGCATATTGCCGGACGTTGAATTTAAAGATGCAATGGGTTTAACACCATTCTGTCCCCATGTAAATCCCCTCGACGCGCCACCGGATACACACATTTTAATCGACGAATCACTTACAGTACCGTATTGATAAGTTGCTGCTGTAGTGCCCATGGCGATGCTATAAATAGTCGATCCGCCGCCAAAGCCAAGTGCATTATTTTCACCAGTGGGTAATATTAAGTTTGCAGTAGCAATATCGCCCCTGGCAGTAACAGTAGACAAGGTATCTACCTCAGGGCCACCGCTGCCATAGTTGATCCCACCAGTTACATACCCCATAGCAGTCGCAGAACCTAATACTGTTCGTTCAAAAGTAACTGATATGCTCGCACTATTACCAATTGCCCATAAATTAATATTTCCCGAGGTGATATTACTAGTAAATGTAGCCACCGTTGTGCCAACATTACTTAATACTACCCCATATTCATTATAACTAACTGTTGTTCCGTTGTTTATACTATCAATTGTACTAACACGGAATTGATTATTAACCGAATCGTTACTGATTGTGTCCCAGCTAACTCTTGCATTACCAACAACCGGGATTGTATCAATTAGAGTAGTAGCAGTTGATGCAATTTTTCGACCCAAGTATACACTTGTATATGTAACTGAAGACGAGCCGCTACTGCCGGTGGTGCCGCTGCTGTATGCTGTTCCGTTTGCCCAGAATACACCATTTGTTGTTATTATGTTTCCAACTGTAATAGGTGCATAACTCGATACTAGGACATTACTGTTAGTGGCACCAGTATTATTAGTAAATGCTGTAATAAAACTTTGGTTGCCTTCGCTCCAATATAATGCCACATTACTGACTAGGCCATTTGCACGATTAAACAAAAATCCAACATCAACATTGGCGACTGTAGAACCCTGATTTAACACAGTAATAGGATCACTTACCGCTGTTATGCGTGAGTTGACTTGCGATGAGTTTGGTCTAGTTAATGCCATTAGTTATTCAGTAGTATTGTTTATTTATCGCCAAACAAAAAGGGCGCATGCGCCCTTTTTGTTTCCCACATTACCGGATTACACTCTGCCGACAACCACTTCAATTACTGCTTTACCCGCAAAGGAAACAGATTGTAGTGCTTTGCCAATTACTTGACCACATTGTGGGCTCTTGCTAGCTTTAGCGAAGCCAAAGCCCGCTGATACTAACATATCACCTTTTGCAATCGGTCCAATAACGGTACACGGTACACGACCTTGCAGTGCCACCGGAACTACATTTGATCCAGACAATCCACCATTCATCAAGTGAGCTGGATTTGTAGAAACTACCCCAGCAATAGCTGTAGTTTCTGCATCTGCAACTGTTACTTCTTGATCACCACCGAACATAACTACTGTGCCAGCAGCATATGCTTTGTCAGCCTGGTAGTTCTCTGCCAAGTCGGCATATTTTGCTGTAGTCGACACACCACTAAATGTAGTAGCATAAACAGTAGCAAATACTAAACTAGCAGTACCAATGTTAAGAGTGTTATTTGTACTTGGAATAATCGATTTATTACTTTTCCAAGATGTGTTTGTATTGTCCCACAATAACGTTGCGCCGGCGCCGTCAACTGTAATGCCACCGCCATCAGCTGCTAGTGCAGTAGCACCCTTGGCCATTGTGATGTTTATATCGGTTACATCCAAGGTTGTTGCATTGATAGTTGTAGTAGTGCCATTAACTGTAAGGTTTCCGCCAACAGTTAATGCGCCACTAGTAGTGATACTACCTACCGATAGTGCTGCTATTGTACCGACCGAAGTCAAGCTAGAAGCTGTTACACCAGCAGCCAATGTTGTACCTGTTAGTGTACCGGCTGCTGCTGCCGAAGTTGGTAATGTACCAGTAGTAGTGATACTACCAGTTGCTGCATCAATCGTTAGTGGTCCAACTGTTAGACCGTTTTGTACTATAAAATTACTGTTTGCCATGGTTCCATATTCCCCAAAAAATTCTTATTCCTTATAAGCTGGAGCAGATTATTCTGCTCCAGCTTTCCTACTCTAACTCAATTAAACTACGATGTAGTCTTTCTTCATTGTTACAGTGTTTGTTGCATTTGCGGCTGTAAACTGTAGTAACACGTTACCACCACTTACAGTAGCACTCAATACACCTAAGTTACCAGCAGTTGCTACTACACCGTACGTAGCTATTGTTGCTGTTGTACCATTGGTAATAACCATTGCTTCCATTGACTGGTAGTTAGTACCGTTTGTAACTTGCACAACATACTTCGCAGTACGATATGTTGCAATAGCATAGGTATCAACAGTGACTGGGGTATTTGCAGTAGGAACACTTACGTTAGGAATAGATGATACTTGTGCACCGCTTATTTCCCACGAAGTTGTAACAGTTGAGCTGCTTGATCCAGTTGATATGCTAACGCCTTCGTTTTCGGCTAACACTTGCATATAACCGTTAATACTTGACAACGCTGTGATGGTCTGTGTTGTAGTCAATCTACGTACATCAATGACGTCGCCGGCCGCCGGAGCTTCAGTGAACGTCATTGTTGTGCTGCTTACACTGTATGCCAACGTCGGGATTTGAATCACGCCGTTAATACTTACAATGGTTGCTGCTGTTGTGCAAACACCACCTAGTGTAAATGCCACTGTAGTACCGTCACCGCTAAACTGTTCATCAGTGATGATTGTGAACTGTGATGACAATGGAGTCCACGCCGGAGTTGAGCCGCCAAAGTATTCCAACCCATTTGCAGTTGTGTTATAACGGAACATACCTGCTACGTCTGCATAACCTGCGTTACCCGGACGTTGAGCATTAGTACCAACTGGTAGTAACAAGCTGTCTGTTGAGTTGATAACTAGTTTAGCACCGTTAACAACGTTTGCAGCAGTTGCGTTTCTACCAATGATCACAGAATCATATGTAGCACTTGGGCGTGCCCAAATTAATGTATCGTCGATGTCGCCTCTAACAATGAAATCCATACCAGGAGCTTTGCTAGTGTTGAATATCGCTGCTTGTCCGACTGTTAAATTACCAACTAGGCCAATACCACCTTTAGAGATGATAGAACCAGTTGATACACTAGTGCTGTTTGTAGTGCTTGTAGCAACAATGTTGCCGCCCGCAATAAGTGTACCACTTGCAGCTACTGTCGTGAACGCAGCAGAACCAGGAGTTGTAGCACCAATTGAAGTTGCTTGTAACGTAGTTGCTGTAGTAGCAGCTAGTGTAGTTGCACCAGTAGACGATAGCGTCGTAAATGCGCCAGACGCTGGAGTAACATTACCAATTACTGTATTATTCAAGCTAGCAGTTGTTAACGAACCTGCTGTCACTGACGTTGCAGTAAACGTTGTGAATGCACCAGTACCCGGAGTAACATTACCAATTGCAACAGCTTGTAAGCCACCGGTAGTTGCAGTGTTTAGTGTAGTTGCACCACTTGCAGACAATGTAGTGAATGCACCAGTACCAGCAGTTGTAGCACCAATTGAAGTTGCTTGCAAGCTAGTTGCTGTAGTAGCAGCTAGTGTAGTTGCGCCAGACACACCCAATGTTGTACCAACAGTAGCTGCGCCAGTAATAACCGCACTAGCCAATGTAGCAGCTCCAGAAGTGCTCAGAGTTGATACTCCAGTTGCACCGGCTGTCAACCCAGCTAGTGTAGTTGCGCCAGTAACAGCCAACGTTGTACCAACAGTAGCGCCAGCTGTAATAGTGGCACTAGCCAAAGTAGCGGCGCCAGTCGTAACACCAGCCAATGTAGTTGCACCAGTAACACCTAGCGTACCACCAACTGTTGCATTGTTAGTTACTGCGGCACTTAGTAGTGTAGCGGCGCCAGTCGTAACACCAGCCAATGTAGTTGCACCAGTAACACCTAGCGTACCACCAACTGTTGCATTGTTAGTTACTGCGGCACTTAGTAGTGTAGCCAGACCAGACGTGCTTAGAGTTGTTAATGTAGTTGCACCAGTAACACCTAATGTAGAACCAACAGTAGCAGCACCAGTAATAGTTGCACTAGCCAATGTACTTGCACCAGCACTCAAAGTCGAGCTTAGTGTAGTTGCACCAGTAACAGCTAAAGTTGTACCAACGGTAGCATAACCAGTAACTACAGCATTTGCTAGTGTAGCTAATCCAGACGTGCTTAGGGTTGTAACACCAGTAGCTCCAGCAGTTAATGTGGTTAATGTAGTTGCGCCAGTGACACCTAGTGTACCAGATGCGGTTACATTGGTAGCGGTTAGACCAGCCAGGGTAGTTGCACCAGTGACACCTAAAGTTCCGCCGACAGTTGCATTGTTAGTTACAGATGCACTAGATAATGTTGCTAAGCCAGACGTACCTAAAGTTGTCAATGTAGTTGCACCAGTGACACCTAGTGTACTCGAGAAGCTACCAGTAGTAGCAGTCATGCCAGCTAAAGTAGTAGCACCAGTGACACTTAGGGTTGAGCCAACTGTAGCAGCACCCGCAAGGCTTGATGTGCCGCCAATAAACAGCGCGCCGCCAATACCAACTCCGCCAACTACAGTCACTGCGCCTGTTGTAGTGCTAGAAGCTATTGTTGCGTTGCTAAAGTCTGCGCCCGGGCCAGATAGTTCTTTGTTAATTACCCAACTATCAGATGCACTTGTGTATAATAATGTTGCAGCAGCGGGACCGTCAACTGTTAAGCCGGCGCCATTTGCTGCGGCGGCAGTCAATGATCCTTTTGCGATAGTAATGTTTAAGTCCGTTATATCCACTGTAGTAGACTGGATAGCGGTCATTGTACCTTGAACTGTCAAATTACCTGCAACTATAACTGATCCACCAACGTTTAAGTTTTTAGCAACACCAATACCGCCTGTTACAATCAGTGCGCCAGTTGTAGCAGTTGTTGAGTCAGTTGCTAATGTAATTGTAGTTGCACCGTTTGCTGTTAAGGTTGTAAACGCACCAGTACCACGAGTTGTAGCACCAATTGAAGTTGCTTGTAAAGTAGTCGCTGTAGTAGCAGCCAGAGTAGTTGCACCAGTGACACCTAGTGTACTCGAGAAGCTACCAGTAGTAGCAGTCATGCCAGCTAAAGTAGTAGCACCAGTGACACCTAGAGTTGCACCAACTGTAGCACCAGTTGTAATAACAGCACTGTTCAATGTTGCAGCACCAGAGGTGCTTAGTGTAGTTGCGCCAATTGCACCAGTTGTAACACCGGCTAGTGTAGTTGCACCAGTAACAGCCAATGTTGTACCAACAGTAGCAGCACCAGTTACTGTTGCACTGGCCAATGTAGCAGCGCCAGTTGTAACACCAGCTAGGGTAGTTGCGCCAGTAACACCTAGTGTACCACCAATTGTTTCATTGCCTGTTACAGTGGCATTAGCCAACGTGGCCATACCAGAAGTGCTTAGGGTTGTTACACCAGTAGCACCAGCGGTTACGCCAGCCAATGTAGTTGCACCAGTAACACCTAGTGTACCAGATGCGGTTACGTTAGTAGCACTTAGGCCAGCTAGGGTAGTTGCACCAGTAACACCTAGTGTACCACCAACTGTTGCTCCAGCAGTAATAACAGCACTAGCTAAAGTGGCTGCGCCAGAAGTGCTTAGAGTTGTTACACCGGTAGCTCCGGCAGTTAATGTAGTTAATGTAGTTGCACCAGTAACACCTAGTGTCGAACTGAATGCGCCAGTAGTAAATGCACCAGTACCTGGAGTAACATTACCAATTGCAACAGCTTGCAGGCCGCCAACTGTTGCTGTAGTCATGTTGACTGCACCGGTGTGAGTTGTTACACCGGTTACAGCTAGTGTGCTCGAGAAGCTACCGGTAGTAGCAGTCATACCAGCCAAAGTAGCTGCACCAGTAACACCTAATGTACCGCCCACTGTTGCATTATTTGTAATAGCAGCACTGTTCAATGTAGCAGCGCCAGAAGTGCTTAGGGTTGTTACACCAGTTGCACCAGCTGTCAAACCAGCCAAAGTAGTTGCGCCAGTAACACCCAATGTTGTACCAACAGTAGCTGCACCAGTAATACTTGCACTAGCCAAAGTAGCTAGGCCACTTGTGCTTAAAGTAGTTACGCCAGTTGCGCCAGCGGTCAATGCAGCTAAAGTAGTTACACCAGTAACACCCAAGGTTGAACCAATTGTAGCGTAACCAGTAACTACAGCATTTGCTAGTGTAGCTAGACCAGATGTAGTAACAGCAACTAATGTAGTTGCTCCAGTCGCTGTCAATGTAGTAACCGTTGTACCTGCTAGAGTAGAAGCTCCGGTAACATTTAATGTTGACCCAAGCGACACAGCACCTGTTGTTGTCAGAGCGCCTGTGATACTCGCGATCGATGTTAGTGTGCCAACCTTAACGTTAGCAAAACCTGTATTATTAATGGCACCAGCTGTGCCACCAGTATCAGTTGTAGCAATTGCTGTAAATGCTGCATCTGCCTCTTTCCAAACGAATGCAGTGTTAACTGATCCGTATCCGGCTAGTGTTTGTAGGTTACGATTAACCAAGATACCAATGTCATAGCTTGGTGTTCCTGTAAATCCATTGTTAAAAACTACTAACGGGTCATTAACATAAGTGTTAACCGAACTAATTGTAGTCGGCGTTCCGCTAACTGTTAAATTACCAATAATTGTAACGTTAGAATTCAACGTTAAATTTGGATTGAAATTTGAGCCGACTAGCGTGCCTGCGGCAATTTTGCCATAGGTGATCGTTGAGTCAGTAATCTGATTATTTTTTATTCTTGTTATATTTGCCACAGGTACTTTCCTTTAAGTTAAGAGTATCAGCATTATTTATCTGAGCTAGTACAAAAGTTGGTCGTGCAAAAGCAGGCTGCGATGCGTTGTAATGCATTGCAACCAAATATGCTATTAAAATTGCTAACTATTTTTTAGTTAATATCCGCCAGTTAGCGGACTACGTTTCCACGTATTGGTAGCAGTACAGACATATATGTAGTTAGAGTCCCAACATACTTGTCCTGTGCTGCCAGTTGCAGTCGATGCCTTTGTGTATTGCGGTGCGGATAATATTCCAGATAATGTCACATTGCCATTTACTGTCAAATCTGCTAGAGTTGTACTAATACTAACTGATGCTCCTAAGAAGCGAACATCAATAATATCAGTTACTAAAGGAATTTCTGTAAAAGTAAGTTGATTACCGACTACACTGTATGCAAAAACAGGCTGCTGTAGTGTACCGTTGATACTAACCAATATACCAACTGTAGTTGCCGTTTGTATTAGTGTGTATGTATCATTTATGCCATCGCCTGTGATACTTTGATTGGTTACTGTATTAGTGACTGGTATCCAAGCACTGCCGGCATAATATTCAAGTGCAGGAACTTCGGTATTATATCGCAAATATCCATCTGCGCCAGGTGGTCTAGCACTCGAAGTGCCAGCTGGTAATGCAATGGCACTGTTGCCAGTAAAGGTGACTACTGAAGCAGTATCCGGACTAATGTAATCGGTGACAATATTACCAGTAAATGTTCCACTAAAACTACCTGCACTGGATATACCTTTTGTCCCAATATATCGATAACCAGTAATATAAATAATATTGCTCGCAGTCAATGCAGCTGGAATTGTACCGCCAATAAAATTTAATACACCCGACGAATAATCAAAATTCCATTCACCTAAGCTGCCAATACCCGAGTCGCTTAACGGAGTAGTTGATGTAGGATTAGCTGTGCCAGCTGGCGCTGCATATACTTTAATAAAATAGGTAGATCCAAATTCGGGCGGTATCCAATCCGTTAAGTTAGTTTTCCAACTTGGATATACTCCCCCAATTGGGGTACTTGTTGTATCTGCTACACACTGAATCCTACCAGTTGTCTGATATGATTGAACTATTGTTACTACGGTCGCAGCCATTGCAGGAATTTGGGATGCTAACGCCCATATCGTGTCACCGCGAATTATTGCCGGGCTTGCGATAGCTTCATTGCTCGGGCTTTTGTTTGCAGGTAAGTCTGTCTTGGTAACTCCGCTATACTTTTTATATAGCAAGTCAACTTTTGCGTCTGTAGAAATTGCCATATTAGTTACTTGCCGTTTCTAGTGACAATGCTGTTATTGTTTGCCCGGATGTAAGTTTAATTCTTACATAAATTTCATTTGTGGCGGTACTTGAGCTTGATGCTGTACCGAAGGTACAAGTTTTACTGTGGGCAGATACTAAAGAGTTAAGAGTAACAGTACCACCCAGTGCACAACCATTACTACCATTCCCGCCGGTAGTTGCGCCTGGTTGTCCCGACCCACTATAGGCGGTATCCATTGTTAACCACCCGTTAAGAGTTGAACTTGTATCGATACCCGAACCAGGCAATGCTACCCATAACCCAGCAATGGTTCCTGAAAATTTAATATTAAATTTTGATACAGATGTTCTAACAAACTTAAATGTAAAGTATTGAGCAGCGGTACGGCCAGCACTTAAATTTGGACCGACTGGCAGATAGCCTGTGCTATAATTTATTACGTCGTGTTTTAAAACTGCTGCGACAATCGTTGCATCGTACGTTTGTAATGCACTAGTTTGACTATTAAACAAAACAGCATTAGCTGTATACACAGGAGTATCAGTACTGCCTGGATTGATAATACGCGATACTGTACCAGATCCTGTCCCAACTGCGGTACCAACTGTTACACTCGTTTCTTCCATTAAACTGGCTGTCCCAGTTTTATATAATATAATCGGAGCACCACTTACAACAATAGCGCCCGATGTTCCGGACGCATAATTGTTATTAACAGTCATTGATGGACCACTGGTACTTGAGCCAAACCCAGCAGTTGTGTTAACTATCGATTCAAAATATGCGCTGCCTGTGCTCACATATAAATTTCTAACCAATGGTACAGTGACGGCGGCACTTGTATAGGTAACGGCGACCGGGGCCGCAAACGGGCCGCCGGCTACCGTAGAAACTAACGTTGAAGTTCCAGAAGAAACAGCACTAGGATAAGTGTCGCCGCTCAATTTAGCCACATTGCCTTTAATTTTGAAACTTGTACTAGTATTATAATGAGGAATACAGCTAGAATAGATGCTGCTATTAGAATTCAAACTAATACTCGTATTGCTAAAGGTAGGAGTGCCAGGAGTAGAATTATCGTAATACCAAGTTACAGTATTTGTTGAAGTAGCAGTAGCATCATTGTTTATGCTTGCTCGGTTCCATCCAGCTGGTGCATTAGTTCCAGCTAGACTAGCACTAAAACTTTGCCAAAAACCAGCAGTAACGGTACTAACCACGTTGTTATAATCTTGGTCGGCACTAATGATTAAATTACCATATGTTCCATTCTGACTACCCGCAGCTAAAGTTACACTGCCTGCAGATGGTCCATTGACATATGCAGTAACGGTGCCATCATCGCCTGGACCAACGTTGGTAATAGTACCGGCTGCGTATGTATTAACTCGAGTAGCAGATAATAGTGTACCGGCTGCAACATTCAAGTTTCCCCAGCCACTATTATCTGTCTGTGCAAAATTTGCCATTCGGCCGGCGGTGGTCGCTGTACTTAATACTAGTTGACTGGTTCCCGGAAAGGTTGGCGGAGCAGGTGGTACTAATTTACCTAGTACATAATTTAATTGTGCAATACTATTTGTTACTGTTGTGTTAGTAGTTAGTGTAACTGCATTGCTTGCTAGATAACCTGCTGTGTTGGATCCAAGGGTAATATTGTTACCAGTGAACCCATCCATGCCGGCCAGGAGATTCAAATTACCAAATGCTAAATTCCCGCTGCCATCGGTGAACAGTACATCATAACTTGTGCCGCCGGAAATTTGCACATTAGCAGCAGTACCAAGATTAATTTTACCAGTGGTACTAGTTATTGCATTATTAATTACAACAATATTACCTACTTGTACGTTGCCCGATACGTCAAATGCATACGCGGGTGTAGCAGTGTTGATGCCAACACGTCTATTAGATACATCAAAGAAAGTTAAATTGCCATCGATTGCTAAATTTTTAGTAACGCCGCCAGCTTGGCGCTCGAGGTTATCTTGTAGTAGTAATCCTGAGATGCGACCAATTGCCATATTATACCTTAGACAGCATTTGTGCTGTTTAAATTGTGAATAATAGTAATTCTATTAGGATTAATATCCGGAGCAGGAGGTGCTCCAGTAAAGGTAATAGTAGTGCCAGAGACTGTATAGTTAGTAGTTGGTTGCTGGTACACTCCGCCAACAAACACTGCAATAGCATTCGCGGCAGATTCAGTTTGTGACATAGTAAAAGCAGTTAGATATCCATCGCCCACTAGGTCATCAACTACTAACGCAACAGTACCAATCTTTGCAATTTGATTCCAGGTGCTATTATAATAAAATTCAACTTTTTTGTTAGTGGTATTAAATCTAATAATGCCGTCAACTGGCGAATCAGATTGAGCTGATGTTGCCATTGGTAGCCGGACACCGAGAGAGCCTTGTGATATATCTGGGTTCTTAAGAAAGCGTGCCATTATTAAATTCCGATTGAGCTTACTGTTGCTGTTACGCTGCTACTTGCGCTAACGTTTGCAAAAATTGCATCGCCGTTAGCAAGAATTAGTTTCTCTTGATAAATGATCAATGAGTTGTATGCTGTAATTTGTACGTTTGAATAAATTACCGTATTACTATTTGCTGTGCCGCCACTTGGTACTGCATATACATTTGCCTGTACTGCCGCTGCTGTGTAGTTACACAAGTGGATTGTAGTAATAGCACTATTGCCAGCACTGGTATAAATGCTTACTGCTGTTCCGTTTACTGCTGTATTCTTAATTGCCATTGTTAAATCCTATTATCCAAATATGATGCTAAAAGCAAGAGCTTTGCTCTTAGTTACTAATTCTTGTTGGTTGCTACCATTAGCATCAACGAATATACCCGAGCCACCTCCGGCTACTGTATTAGAATACATAGCTACATTCGATGTGGTATTATAAATTGTGCGCCCGGTGATGTTTAAGTTGCCGCCCAATACCGGAGCAGGGTCATCAACTACTGCTGATATTGCAGTGCCGCTTCCTGTTATAGTTGCAATATTAGCAAACGTAGTTCCGTCTGATGTTATTTGCCATTTATCAAATATCTCATTCCATCGAACTGACACATTAGCTAATATACCTCGATCAATTTCGACGCCGGCATATGATAGTGTTACACCAGATCCCGCTTCCCCTTTGTTAAGGGTAATTATATTATCCTTAATAGTAGTAGTGGTAGATTGAATAACTGATGAGTTACCAGTGACCACTAGGTTACCACTGATAGTAACAGTCCCGGTGCCGCCGTTAACTATAATACTGTAATCACCATTTAAATTCTTTATTGTCGACATTTGAAAGACCTTGTTTTAGTATATTTATCCCAAGTTGCAACTTTGTTTTGTCAAAAAAAAGTGGCCTCTAGGGCCACTTAAAATAAACATGCTACACCTAAGTATAGCACGTGATCTTTATGTTTATGCGTTAGCGATAGTAACAGTAGTTGCAGCATCGTACCAAGCATCAGTGATAGCAAATGACCACTTTACACTTTGGTAAATGCTAGAACCATCAACATTAGTACCTACTGTTGGGAACAGATAAGTTCCGCCGCCGAATGGAACTAATACTGCTCTGTGTGCTGTTAATTTAGTAACATAATATGTGCAGGCATTAGCATCAGTTGCTGTAATAGTCATCTCACCAACTACGGTAGGAGTTGCAGCAACTAATTTGCAAACTGATGCACCATCAGTAGTAGCAACTAGATAGCGATGGCTACCTTTTTGTGCTTGAATATCAGCTGTTAAGTTTGTACCGCCAAGAATTGTAATCGCCGAAGCTACAATAGCGTTTTCTTGGTTAGTAGAACTACCAACATCGCCACTGTCTGTGGTTAATACTGACGCGCCAGTAGCAGCTACAGTGCCTGCACCAAATGTCGGAGCAGCATCAGCTACGCTAGTATAGCCCGAACCAGAATTAGTCACAGTTACACTCAGAACTTCATAGGTAGCTACTGCAATTGTTGCACCAACGCCGCCATCGACTGTTGCAGTTGCTTGTGCCGCTGCAATTAGTGTATCTGCTAGTACATAGGAACCTTTAGCAGTCGGAGTAGTCGACACTGTAGCAAGTGCCCCAGCGGCTGCTGCTCCACCATTGCCCGGTGTTAATGTTAAGCCAGTTGTTGCACCAATTACAGTAACAATTGCTCCGCCAGTTCCGCTAATTGCAGCAGCATATGTGCTTACAAGTGTTGCTGTAGTTACCGTTGAAGCTTTGATGTAATAAGTAGTAGTCGGAACTAATCCCGAACCAGCTGTGTCTGTTCCAGTAACAGTAACAGAAGTACCAACAAGTAACGCAGTACCGGTTGTACCAAACGCAATTGCACCGGATGTGCTAGTAACAGTAACTGACCCTAACGCAGAACCTGCGGCTGCTAAAGTTGCAACAGTAGCAGTAGTACCGTTAGTGCCCAATGTTAAAACTTGACCAACTTGATATGCTTTAGTTTGTGTACCGCTTGGTGCGGCTGTTAATGCTTTTGCTCGTACAGTTACAGTGCCCAGCGCAGTTACCCCACCCAGAAGTGATGGTGCATCAAATGTAATGCCAGGATATGTTGCACCTGCGGCATAGGTGCCGACAGTAATACTGCCAACACTGGCTACACCTTCACCACCAATGCCATCATCGGTAGTTGCTGTGGTACCGACGTTACGGTTACCGAAATATCTTTTTGCTAGAGGACGTCCCATTTTGTTTCTCCTTAAATTGTGTTATAGCGTTCTAGGCCTACGCGGATGGTACCGCATAAACTCTCGATTAAGAGCGAACACATTATTTATGGCTACTTACTACAATATGTATAAAAGACACATAATTACAGTCAATAAAAAACCCACCGAAGTGGGTTTTTGTTATAAACTATCCATTTCTGGATAGTGTTATATTTTACTGGAAGCTCAAATTGGCTACAGCAATCTCGCCCACATAATCGCCAGCATTGCCTAAAGACGATGCAGTGTTAGTCAATTCAACATATCCATAACGAGTCATGAACGAAACGACTGGTTCGAATGTCGATGGATCAAGAACAACACCAGAGCTCATCAAAGGAATGTAAGGGCAATAGAATGCGGCTGCATCAGCCTCACTAGAACCTTTGTATCCAACTAGAACTGATTGGCTGTCATTTGCATAACCGTCAACATAAACTTTCATTGCGCCATTCAATGTGCCAACAAACTTAGTGTTTGTAGGTGCTTCGAAAGTACCTTCTGTAGTACGAGCAAACGCACTAGTAGTTGCCGACTGTAGAACAGTCAAAGCAGCTGGACTTACAACAGCCCAGTTACCAGCACCACGACGTGTGCGTTGAGCGATCAAGTTAGCTGTGCGGTTAACTAAAACAGCAAGAGCAGCGTGCTCGTCACCAACGAAAGTAGCTGTACCGCTTACTTTAGCTTGGTCGAATGTGTAGTCAGTTGCGGCAAGAGCACGTAGGCTACCAAGGATTTCCTGGTCGATCTCAACAGTGATCTCTTGTGCTAGAGCAGCCATAATTTCAGCTTCAACATCAAGACCGTGCATGGATTGTGCATCCTGAGCGGCTTCAAATGTCCAACGAGCTGACAACTTACGTGTCTTAGCTTCAACAACTTGTTTCAAGATTTGAACGTTGATACGGTTACCAGCTACGCCTTCTAATGCGCTTGTGCTAGTAGCTTGACCAGTAGACGAGCTACCAGAGTATGCAGTTGCAATCTTAAATGGGCTCAATGCTTCGTCGCCAGCAGCAACGTCAGTATTGTAACCGCTTGTATCATTCATGTTATCAGCATAACGTACACGTAGTGTATGGATCTGAGCAACAGGTCCTGTCATTGGCTGAACACCAACGATTTCGTTAGCGATAACTGTAGGCATTACACGACGGATAACAGGTAGGATAACACGGTTAAGTGTTGCTACGTTACCAGCTTGTGTACCACCGCTAGTTGCGTTCTCAGCCAACATCTTACGAGTGTTTTCTAAGATAACGCCCATTGTGGTTCTACGCGAACCGTTTAGGCCTTCTAGCAGGGCGTCTTTGGTTTCGCCCCAACGGCTTTCTAATAAATTTTGTGTCATTTCTATTTTTCCTATTTAGGGTTTACTTTAGCCCAGCTAAACGTTTCATTTCATAGACATTATTAATGTCTGCAACTTCAACAATTTTAGCAGTCTTATCACCAGTTACTTCAACAACGCGACTTTCAGACAATACAGTTGACTTTTCAGCAACTTTATTAACCGAACTGCTGTTTAGAACCGCTGGTAGATATTTTTCGTATGCGGATTGCAATTTAACAGTCTGCACACCTTCAAGAAGGTCACGCATGATTGCGGACTTTTCTTTATTCAAAGGCTTCAACATCTCTGCAAGTTTATCCTTGCGGGCTGCTGATTCCTTAATGATTCGAACTTCACGTTCTGTACTTTCAACTAGAGCTTGCTTAGTTCCGATTACCTGAACTGCTTCAGATAACTTGCCAGTTACTTTGGCTACAGTAGCCTGTAACTCACGGATTTGCTTGTTCTCATTTAAGTGAGTACCTGCAAACTCGGTAGCAAATGCTTCGAATAAGCGACGGCCGAACATGTTTTCACGTGCTGCGGTAATGTCTTCTTTTAGTTGAGTCAATTCTGACTCTAGCGAATTGGTTACAGCCTCTTTAACTGCAATAGCGGATTGTGCAATGAATTTAGTTTGTAGTTCAGCTAATTTAGCTTTACCTTCGGCAACCAAACGAACCTTAGTTTCCACTACGGCTTTTTTGTCTGCTTCGAATTCTTTGATTTCTTCTGCTAAAGCACGAATCGTGAACTGTTCAAGTTTGCTAATAGCATTCTCATACTGCTTACGATCTGCACGTAGTTCTTTAATTTCTTCGGATAGCTTGCTAACCATGAAATCGTTAAACTTACCTGCATTGCTGACCATAGTGCTTTTAAAAGCAACACGGTCTTCGGCTAATCTTTTTGTCTCAACAGCAAACTCTGATAGTTCTGCTGTAAGAGACTCTGTAACCATTTTGTCTAGAGCTTCAACCATAACTTGTTTGTCATGTTGATAACGTTGGCTGAATTCCTCACGAAGTTCAGCACGGACAGTCTCTTTAGCTTCAGAAATTCTAGTTTCCCAAGCTTCAGCGATTGCTGTGCGTGTGTCTTCGTTGATAATTCCGTTATCCAACAATGGTTTGATAGCATCTAACATCTGGATATTTCTCCTATAGTTTTAAATCGTTGATCAAGCGGGTTACCGCTTCTTTCATGTACTTCTGTACTCTTTGATTTTGTGTGGCATCTTTAGCCATCTCAAAAATTTGTTGTCCACCTGTCATGTTCATCAAGCCTTCGTAAATTGCTTTAGGATAAGCGTGCGGAGCACTAGGTTGGGCTACGATGTCCACAGTAATGATTTCAAAATCACTTACATGACCACTGCCTTCGTTTACATTGCCTGATCCACGGCTGCTAACGCCTAACTTAACACCACTGGTAATCATAGCTTCCACTAATTTTCCCATTGGGGTCGGCAAGACTTTTAGTTTACCGTAACCACAAGGACCGTCCATCCACATTTGTTCAATCATGTGGGACACACGGTCTAAGTTTATTTTAAGGTCATCTGGGTGATCCACTTCACCCAGGACTGAATAACCACCTTTGATTTGCTCATTGATGGTCTCCACAGCTTTTCCAATTTCGTGAACGGGATAAACACGTTGGTTAGCGTTCTTCACGCCTCCCTCGATGAATATCCCTTTCATATAAAGAGTCTTGCCCTTCCCGTCAGCATTGTCTTCAGACAGAATCTGAATACCTGCGCGGTCAAAAGTTAAGTTCTCTTTTAGGTACAAAGCCATTTGATAGTCCTAATCTCTTACTTGCCTGAATTCTGGCGTAATACAGACTGCTTGTCTACAGAGACTGAACCGTCTGTAGTACTGCCTTCTGCTGGCTTGCCTGCTTCTTTGCTTTTAAAAGCGCCGCCGGCTTTGCCGCCTGGAACATTGATGTTACCAGATTTAATTTGTTGTGGCTTGTCGCTGCTTGGAGCACTTTTGCCATCTGGATTAGCATTATCTGCACCAGTACGCTTAATTGTGCTGCCGCCGAAGTCTGCGCCCGGGCCAGTAATAGAACGACCGTTTACCGATGTTTTCTTACCAGTTGCGCCAACTGCTGTGCCTTCGGACTCATCGCCTGCACCACCGTAGATGTCACCAATACGGTCAACGTATTCGCGCATCAATTCAGTTGTGGATTGCTTGCTTTCTGTTTTCTTAGCAAAAGGGTTGCCTGACTTGCCGCTTGCAGCAGAACCAGACTTACCTGATGTACCGCTCTTAGCTGAACCAGACTTGCCGCTTACTGCTGAACCAGACTTGCCTGAACCTTTAGCGAATGGGTTACCCGAACCGCTTTTTGCTTCGGCAAATTGCTCTTGTTCTGGCTCTGCACCCATGTCGTCCATTGGCATTTCTTCTTCGCCGCCGAACTCGTCGCCAGCTGGCATTTCTTCTTCTCCGCCAAAGTCTTCTTCGCCACCTGTATCACCCATGATTTCGTCGAACTTAGCCAATAGCTCGTCTAACTTAGCATCGATGTTCATAATCTTGTCGTCGCCGGCTTCTTCTTCGCCGCCGAATTCGTCTGCTGGCTCTTCTTCGCCACCAAACTCGTCACCAACTTCTTCACCAGAATCATCACCCATGTCATCAGCTGCGAATTCGTCTTCGTCTTCACCGATAGACTCTTCGTCTGCCATTTGGTCAGTTAGTTCTTCAACTTGGTTACCGTGTACTTCTTCGTCCATGATAGACTCATAAATGTCACGTGATTTTTCAACTACAATCTCGTGAAATAATGCACGAGCTTTTTGGTCATCATCATTAATGATGTATTCAATTAATTTCTCAAACTTGTTCATAGGAACTCCTTGTTATGTGTTTGGCCTTGTAATATATTTACAAAACTACGTATATTTCGTTGCTAAATGGCGGTATTTTGATTGATTTTGTCAAGAACTGTTAAATTCCCGGCAATCCACCGGCTTCAGGTGCCGGGGCATATTGAGTAGAAACTGCTTGCAATTTCTTTTCGTGTTCTAGTTTGCGGACATCATGTGACTTCCGCAGTTGGTTTAAGTGAGCCAGAGTTAAACGAGTTTTACGACTGTCTGTCATTTTAAGAGCAGTGTTGTCTTGCGTTTCATCCTGGTAACCTTCAGGCGCCGGGTCAAATAATTCCATTATGTTCATAGTGTATTTAACCCTTTTGCGAATTATAGTCCGGTGCCGCCTGCTGCTCCACCCATTGGGGCTGCGGCTGCTCCACCAACTGGGGCTCCTGCTGCTTCGCCACCTTCAGGTGCGCCCATTTCGCCGCCAAGACCTTCTAGCTCGCCGCTGACTCCACCTGGTGTAATACCCACACTGCGGGTACTAGGAGCATCAACTTGGCTTAGTTCTGTGTCGCCACGCTCTTCAGCCCAGGCTTGTTCGTTTTCACTAATCTCTTGCTTGGTCATACCTAAGTAGCGTTCCATCAACCAGCGTTTGCTTAGGTAAGGATATGCTTCTAGTTGTGTGAATGTAGCAATACGCGCAGCGTCAATATCTGCTTGGCGGTATTGTGCAAAGTTTTGCGGTTCATTAAATTGCAAATCAAACAGGGAACCATCAATGTTAAAGCCTCTCCAACGCAGGAATAGCTTAAACTCTGAGTCCATTGTATCAGCAACCATTGCCTGTAGGCGTTGGCAATACTGATTAAAACGCCATTCTTGGATAAGTGCTGTACCAACTCGTCCGTCTGTGTATGCTTGGCTACCATCATCTGCTGTAGTAGGCAAGTAGCTACTGGGAATACGCAAACCGCGGAACAGTTTGTTAGTAAAGAAGCGCAAGTCAGTAATCTCACCTAAGTTTGCGCCACCCGGCAATACATCAACTGTAGAGCCACGTCCGTCTGCTGTGGTGGGAAAGAAGTAATCCTCGTTTGTGCTCAATGGATTATATGTGGCATCCATCATGTTGGCATTGCCACCACCGCCACTTTGTGTAGGCATACGGCGCTGATGAATCTCATTCTTAATACGTTCAACAAATGCCATAGCCATGTGACTTGGCATGTTACCTACATCAATCTTAAAGATTCTACGCTCCGGGGCACGTTGCACACGGTAGATAATAATACTGTCTTCAAGCAATTCTTTTTGTTTAAACACCTTAAAGATGTTCTCTAATACACTGTTACCAAATGGCCAATATACGTCTAGACCTTCGGTTAAACTGATGTGTACTACGTGTTCTGCATTGATTACCGCTTCGTTTTGTGCATGACTAAAGCGACTACCGCCGCCAAACGGGCTTTGTGGCTGTGTATAGCTGCCACTTGGACCACCTGTTTGCGGATGATTCATATAAGTGTCAGACGTAGTCACTGCGGTAACTGTTAAGTTTTCAAAATTAGGGTTTAAGTCTTTAATCAAGTACTGCTCGGGCTTCTTGCCTTCACCTTCATTGACAATGACTTTAGTAACTTTAGACATTTCTGTCCAATATAACTTAAAGTTCTCCGGGTCGCGGATAAACACTTGATCGCCGTATTTGAATACGTTACGCACAATCTTAAACATACGCTTGTTAAATTCATTCAATGCAACCCATTGCTGTAGCTGCTCTTTAATGATTTTTACTTCGTTGTCACTTGGTGTTTCTTTAAATTGAACCTTAAATGCTGTGTAGTTTTCATGATTCTTTTGTGTACAGAACTCAGCTAAAATGTCTAGTGCAGCGTTTACTTCACTGTCCATGTCCATTTGTTCGTACTGATTGTAACGTTCAACACGGTTTGGTTGTCCTGTATAGACTTCAGGTAACTTGCTTTGATAGTTCCTGAATCCTGGGTCGGCAGGGCGTCCGCCGCCAAGGGGACTAATGTTACTTGGTAAGTTATTTGTCTTGAAGTACTTGCGCCAAGATCCGCCAGGCGGTCCATTTTGTTTGTGTTCAGCCATTATAAGGTTCTCTTTGTATGCTATATTTATAGCCGTTTAAGCAGTCACGCTGTAGATTCTGCTCAAAATAGAATTACCGTCACGGGTTTCAGTTAATACATCTCGCATGATCTCAGTAAGCCCAGCTAATTCCAATTTCCGCTGACTATAATCAGCCTTGTCAAGCTGATTCTGTAGTGCTTGTTTTTCTTCTGTTATTTTTTGAAGATGCAAGTGATATCCCGATGCTCCCGGACCTTCGTTTGCGTGCATTTCAGCTTTAATTCCCGGACCTACTAGCTTTTGGATCATTGCTAATTTGTCTTTATCTATCCCGCCAGGGAGTCTAACATCAGCAGCTATACCTTCGGGGTGGGTAGTCCTACTACCAGCTGCACGTTTATCTTTATGGAATTGGTCAATGCCAGCTGTAAGCACCGACCCTGCAAACTCAGCAGATATTGATGACAACGCAGTGACTATTTTAGCATCTAATGATGTGCCCGGCAGCATTGCGCCTTCTTTTACCTGCATTCCACCAATTGTGCCGGCCTTGGCAGGTGCAGGTGTAGTTGAAGTAGTTGGCTGTGCCGGGGCTGCTCCCCAATTGCCAGTTGCGCCACCTGTAGACGGTGTTGCTTCTTTTGCTTTTACTATTTCTGCTGCTAGCTGTTTTTTCCGTTCTGCGGCATTAAGGTCTGCTACTCGTTTTTCGGCAGTACGCAATCGGCCGGCGGCTTCAAACGATCGTTGGTTAGCTACTTTATCAAACATACCGGCATCTTTTTTGAGTTCAGCCGCTAATTCGTGTTCTTTTTTTGCTTTATCGAGATCTATGTTTGCTGTTTCAATTTCAGGAGTACTATACTGGGTGCCAGCCATATTGTTTAATTTATCAAGAGTCTTAGTAAACATGGTTACTAGACTAGCAAACTTCGGAGTAAAATTATCAAGTATTGTTTTGTTTATGTCATACAACTGTTTAGTCAATAAGGCTAGTGTTGCAATCGACTTTGACGTTACTTTGTCACCTTCCAACTGGAACCCTCGCTGTTTATCCAATGTATCAGCAAGTTCAATAGTTTTACCTGTCACTGGGGCTGCATTTCGTTTCATAATTTCAGCAGTAACGTCTGACAGATTTTTCATTTCTGTCATGTTTTTGAGAGTCGCAGACTGCATTGCATTTGAATCTTCTAATACTTTTGGCAAGTTAGGAAGTCCGGCCAAATGCTCAAATCTACCAGCTGTAGTTTCTTTCTGTGTTGCAAATTGTCCAAATGCTTTAGCGATCTGTTTGGCAGAGTCCTCAGGTGATGTTACTAGGGCCGATGACATCAATTCATTAATCAATGAAGTTAACTCAGGATTCTGCGATAAGAATTGCAGATTATCTGGATTTTTCATGTAAGCAGTTCCACCACGCTGCACAGCTTCTTCCATTGCTTTAGTTGCAGCTGGCCCGGCATATTTGCCCAACATGGAGATAGAGGTATTCATTTGCTGAACTAACTGGGCACCACCAGGACCTGCACCTAGTTCCAGCATTTTACGTTGAAACAATACGTTTGCTTGTCTCTCAGATAATTCTTTTCGGTACTGGTCTGCACTAATACCAGTCAATTCAGTTAAATTCTTTAATGCTGTTAGATAACCAACTGATCCATCTTTGAGCATTTTTTGATTCTTGATAGTATCTAATCCGAATCCGCCCATATCAGCTGCATACCCAGCAAGAGCACCATTGAGTTCAGCATACCCACCATACATAACCAATAGGCGCTTACCTACATTTTTCTCAGTTCCAACAACTGACTGGCCTAATT